TGCGAGAGCGTGCCCTTGCATTGGGCCTGTCTATCCAGTCTATTAACGAGGCGGAGCTGCGGGCGTTGTCTGATTTGGAATCGCAAATAATCAGCGCTATGGGTGGAATAGTTGAAGAGGCTAAGCGCCTGCTTAACATCGATCAGTTGTTTAAGCTGCGTGAGGACCTAAGCTTTGGCAGTCTCTCCCCGTTAGCGCCGGTACCAAAGTTCCAGGCGGCGCGCGATCAGTTTAACAAGGTGGCACAGGCGGCGTTGTCTGGGGATATAGAGGCTATTAAGCAGTTCCCTGGGATTGCCCGCGATGCTGTGGGAATCGGTAGAGACGTCTTCGCCAGCGGCCCCGAGTTTGCTAGTTTCTTCAATGTCGTACAGGGTACACTCGACCAGGTTATCGGCAGCCAGCAGGAGTTGGCAGAGGGCATTGATTTTGAATTGGGCAATGCAGTTAGAGAGACTAGCGAACAGCAAATTGCTGCGTTGCGGGAGATGCAAAAGACCCTCAGTGATGACCTGAAGGCGGTCCGCCGAGAGATCGCTAAGCGCAGATAATTTAAGGAGACTTTATATGGCTATACCAGTAAGCGAACAACGCCTTAGTCGAAGAATTGAGACCTTCTTCAGCAATGCCCGCACACTGCAATCTTACTTAACCGAGGCTAAGAGCGTGATGGAATCGAGGAGCGTGTCTGCAAACCAGATTCTTGAGCTCTACACGACGGTCTTCCAGGTCATACGGGAGGCAAATGCCTTACGAGCCGCCGCTAGCCAGGTAAACAAGCGGCTGCGCGAGGAGTTAGGAAATACTGACTTTGACATTGAGGCCGCTGCTGTTGATTTTGTTAATGCTTGCCAAACGCTGGTTGATTGGGTTGAGGCCAACTTCCCTCAAGACGCTGATGGCTGGTTGCTCATTCAAAAGCTCAACAACGGCTCGGTTGACACACGCGCCTTTGATAGTAAGGCAACGGAGCAGCTGAGGGCGGAGATTGACAACGTATTAGCAACGCTTGTGTAAGCTGAGGGGTGCGGTAAGTGGCTGATACTGGTTGGACGTTCCCTGGTACCGCCGTTAGCGGCACGCCCACTACGGGGGATAGTTCTTGGACAAATACCGGGAACATCTTTGCTAACGACGGTAATACCTCCAGTAATTTTATACCTCTTAATGGGACCTCTGATACTTTACTAGGCCGTAATTTTGGTTTTTCTGTCCCTTCCAACGCCACTATTGATGGTGTGCAGGCTCGGTATGAAAGGGGCAGCTCGCTTGGTAGTGCAACTGAGGTAAAAGAACAGCAGGTACACAGTGGGGCTTATGAGGGTACTAACCAATCCAATAGCAGTCAGTGGGCAACTGGAGGATCTTTTGAGTTAGTTACTTATGGTGGATCGTCCAACCTTATGGGGTTTGGTTCGATCACCCCGTCTATTGTTAACAGTTCCTCTTATGGTTGGGGGATTGAGGCGGAATATAGCGGTGGCGCTAATGGCGTAGTTGCAGCAGTTGATTATGTGCAGATGCGGGTCTTCTTTACGACCCCGCCCGCCGACCCAACTAATTGTTCTGCTACTCAAGACGGGGCTGATGTAGATGTAACGTGGACAGACAATGCTACGGATGAGGATAACTATGAGGTAAGTGTGTCTGTTAATGGCGGCAGCTTCTCTGTGCTAACCTCGTCGCTTCCCGCTAACACTACCTCATACACAGACACCTCTGGGTACTCAAACGGAGATACCCTAGATTACCGTGTGCGCGCTCTTAAGACCTCAGGCCCTGATTCTGGGTTTTGCAACGCAGCGCAGATAGAGTTTGGGGACTCGCATGTATTAAGCCCCATTGACCTATCACAAGGGCAGCAGTTAGCAGCGACAACGATTGAGGTAAGCAATGTAGAGGACCTTACTCAAGCGCAGTCCCTTCAGTCCGTCTCTATTGACCAACAGCAAAACTTTAGTCCTGAGAACATACTACATACCCAAGATCTTGCCCCTATTATTGGGTTTGATGATAATGAGTTCACCTCTGTCTTTGATGAACTGCTGAAAAAGAAGACAGCTAGAAGAGAATACCTAATAGTAATCAGACCATTTAAACTGTCCTGATATGTTTGGATATACCCCTTTCTCAGAGCTGCCTTTTGCCACTATTAGGTCTTCAGACCAATTTGAGAGTGCTTTAGCAAGTTTCTTTTTTAGTCGCTTTGGCTTTGTCACTAGCACTGCTGATACACCCTCTCAGACCCTATATGACCCACGGGTTTTACAGCCTCTACAGTTTGATCGCTCTATCATCAATGGCGACCGCCTAGCCGGCATCTCTGTGGCTAGTGGTGAGATCGCGTTGGCTAATGGAGATGGAAAGTTGGATAACTTTGCTGTTAGTCACGCATTTGATGGGCGTGATATATCTGTATCGCTAGGCGAGTCCACGTTTGCTACAACCCAGTTTGGCTCTATATTCAAGGGGGTGTTAGAGGATTTGGTTGTTGATGAAGACCGCATATTGCTAAACATACGGGACCGTATACGTGAGTTTGAACTCCCGATACAACCCAACACCTACGCTGGGAGTGGCGGTGAGGAGGGAGGCGAGGATTTAGAGGGTAAGCCCAAGCCGCTAGCTTATGGCGTCGTTCGCAACGTCTCTGCTGTGCTAGTCGATGCGGTTAACCTTGTGTACCAAGTGCACGATGGGCAAGTTAACAACATAACCGCCGTATACGATAGGGGTGTCGAACTGAGTAAAACCGCATCAACCTCCCCTGGACTAGGCGAATTCCACCCAACCGAAGCCTCAGGGGTGTTTAAATTGGGAGGGGCACCGGACGGTACTATAACAGCGGATGTAGAGGGAGATGCTAGCTCTAGCTTCATCACGAAGACTGGGGAGATTGTCGAGCGAATCTTATTGAACCAGGCCAACCTAACCAGCACCCAGCTAAATACAACGACGTTTGATAAAATGAATGCAGATAGCACGGGGGTTATTGGTATTTGGGTAGGTCCGGACCAGCGACAGATATTCGATGTGGTAGATCAGTTGCTCATAAGCATAGGAGCCTATGGATTCTTTAACCGCGACGGTAAATTCACCGTAGGTGTATTTAAGGATCCGAACGTTTCAGGAGACGTAATTAAGCATGACTTCAAAGAGACAGACATTATCTCCATCCGCCGCGATGCTCTGCCTACTGTAGGCAACCCGCCTATTTTCCGCTCTCAGGTGACGTACAAAGTGAACTACACGGTGCAGGAGGACCTGGCGGGCGGTAGCTCCGTTGGTCAGCGACAATTTGCTGTGGAGCCTTTTAGGGTTGCGGTTGCTACAGACCTTACGGTGAAGAATCGGTTTAAACTGGCCGATGACCCTGATCCGTTTTTTTCTCTTTATGACTCTCAAGCCGATGCCCAGCAGGAGGCGCAGAGACTACTGGATTTGTTTAGCGAACAGCATTACCTGTATGAAATAGTAGCGAAAATAAATGTCTTTGATGTTGCTATAGGCGATGTAGTGTTCATCCAGTATCCTCGGTGGGAGCTAACAAACGGCAGAAAGGGTCGTGTGGTAGCACTGACAGAGGATGCGGAGAGACACGAAATGGCGATGACGGTGTTTGTATGACGATGCGATTGGCATGGGTTAATAGGTTTGATGATGCGATCATCGAAGCGGGGTCGCGCACCCCAAACCTTCCCCCACAGAACTTGAGGGACCCGCATATGCCAGTGAAGTGGTTCTCCGAGACGGGCGTCACTAGCACCCACATTCTAGCCGACATAGGGTCCTCCCAACCTATTGGGGCTGTCTGTGTGTTAGGGACAAACCTTACGTCTGCTGCCACCCTACGGGTTAGGGGGAGTATTAGCGACAACACGGGTATTGCGGGAGAAGTCTATGACAGCGGCACGTTAAGCAATGTGATAGATGATGATTACCCAAACTTTTATCACGTCTTCAACGACGTGTCCGCCCGCTATTGGCGTATTAACATTACGGACGATACCCTGCTAAACCTCCGCGCCGGCCGCGTGTTCATCGGCCCTACGTGGGTACCAACGAAGGCGATGCAGTTTGGTTGGGGAATGACTTGGGCAGATGCAAGCCGCCGCACTAAATCGCGTGGTGGTCAGTCGTACATCGATGTAGGCTACAGATTTAGGGTGATGGACTTCACACTGTCCTTCATGGACCAGTCAGAGATGTATACGAATGCGTTTGAACTGGCCCGAAGGAATGGGCTTAACCAAGATATTCTCGTTGTACCGGACGATCAGAATACGCTTCTACACGAAATATCTATATTTGGGCTAGTCACTAGCTCATTTCCAATTACCCACTCAAATTTCAATGTATACCAACAGAAATACCGAGTGGAGGAGAGAATTTAAATGTCTTTCGTCATTGCGGATAGGGTTAAAGAGACTAGTACCACAAATGGTACGGGCACTTTAGACCTTGATGGTGCTGCGTCCGGCTTCCAGTCTTTTGTTAACGGAATTGGCACTGGTAACGAGACCACTTATTTAATCTCAGACGGCACTGACTGGGAAGTAGGTATTGGGACAGTGACAGACGCAGCAACAGATACACTGTCACGAGACACGGTGCTCGCGTCCAGCAACGGCGGTTCTCTTGTCAATTGGACGGGGGGCACGGACAAAGACGTAGCGTGTGTGTTCGCAGCCTCAGCGCGTCTCCCGACACTAACTTTATTTAGCAAGGATGCTGGGTCGAGTATAGGCCCAAAGCTTAGCCTATTACGTAAATCCTCAAGCCCTAGCGACTCCGACAACTTAGGGGCTATTGACTTTATAGGCCACGATTCCACCTCGGCAGATACTGTATACGGACGTATCCATACGGAGATTGGGGATGTAACCGACGGTACAGAGGATGGAGAAATAGTGTTCTCTGTCATGGTCAACGGGACATTAACCGAGATAGCCCGTGTGGACTCTAGCGGCCTTACAAACCCAGCGACTGACGGCTTCCCATCCGGCACTCGCCTAATGTTTAACAACAACAACGCCGACATTCCCGTCGGTTGGACTCGGCAGACAGGGGCTGCACTGTCTGACTCGTTGCCGATTATAACGACTGGTACTACAGTGGGTAATGGTGGTACCAATAACGCTATTACAATCCTTAGCGGCTCAGGGCTAAATACGAGCAGCGCCGGCTCACATTCCCACCCTGCCGGCACACTAACGGCCCCGTTACAGTACGGGCGAAATGATGATTCGTCGGGTATTTATCAGCCTTTTGTTGCTAGAGACGGTTGGATTCAGTCGCGAGAAGGCGATGATGTAGATTTAGCGTTAGAAGGCAACACGGGAAGTGCTGGCAGCCACAGCCACAGCGTGGTGCCGGATGTGAGGTACAACGAGTTTATTGTTGCAGAGAAGGATTAAAAGAGGATGGTAAGTACGGCGGAGTTAAGGAAATGTCCATACACTAAGAGGAAGTGTATGGGGCGCGAATGTCACTTATGGGGTGAGATGGAGGTTTTGGAGGGCGGACACACTAAGATAAAAGAAGATTGTGTCCATGTACTCTCCTTTATCGCAACCCGCTCGGCGGCAGCACGGGCGTTTGAGACGAATGCTGCGTTTGATAAACTTGCTACAGCAGTGACCAAGAACAATTTCTTGTTGCAAGCTGTTGATGAGGGGCAGAAGAAATTAAAAAATTCAAGCAGTTAATTGATCAAAGCGCGCACCTAGTTGTAGGCGTCATTGTAACGGGGTTGATGGTTTATTTTGGGGTCTGGCCACTTGTAGCTATCCTGTTATTGATGATTGGGACTACGATACGTGAGTTCATTCAACACCGTGGATTTGGCTTGGGCTTTGGTAGTGCATTAGACCTATTCTTTTTCTTCATAGGCGGCGTCATTGGCGTTGAGGTAGTTAATCATCTGGGGGTTTAGTTCTAGAGGTCCAGACCCGTATAATGGCCGATGTGGAACCAGAAAAAGAAAGAAGGGTAGAGGGTTACGGTCGTCGCGATTACGATGATTTGCGAAGGTCCGCTTGGGAGCTGACAGAGGCCATAAAGCGCTTGAATGAAATGCTCTCCACAGGTGGGCGTATTTTGTTGTTATTGATTGGTGGGGGTGTTGTGGCACCGGAATTTTTAACAAAACTCATTCAACTGCTAACGGTGACGAATTGATATGAAGAGTAATACAGATACAATTGAAGCGGAACTGCAAGACTTAAAACACGAGTTTAAGTCTATGCAGCAAGCCATTATGACTCAACATACAAGCCGCCTCAACCAGTTGGAAAAGACTGCTGTAGACCACGAGAAGCGGCTAGCAGTCATGGAGCGTCTTACAGAGAAAATGGCCCAACTACACGAGGACATGGTGCCAATCTTGTCTATGTTGGGCCGTATAGCGAAGAACGATGACTCAAGGAACTGACTATTTTGATGTAGCCTTTCGCTTGGTTATGGCGCATGAGGGAGGCTATGTGAACAACCCAAAAGACCCTGGTGGGGCTACTAAATACGGTATCTCTTTACGCTTCTTCAAACAGTTCACTGGACGGGCTTTGCCTGACACAGATATTGTTGGGGACTTAGATGGTGATGGGGATATAGATGCTGACGACATCAAACTCATCAGCGTAGGACTCGCACACCAAGTGTATAGACGGGCGTGGTGGGATAAACACCACTATAAACAGATACAGCATAGAGATGTAGCAATTAAACTAATTGATTTTGCTGTGAATATGGGGCAGAGGAGAGCGGTCGTAAACTTACAGCGAAGCTTGAGGGCGTCTACGGGCCGCCGGCTGGTAGAGGATGGGGTTATGGGGCAGAAAACCCTTGCCGCCATCAACGGTGGTGATGAGGCTACAGTGACTTGCGGGCTTATGTGCGAGACGGCTGGGTTTTACCGTAGACTAGGAGAGGAAGCTTTCCTCAGCGGGTGGCTGAACAGGGCTTATAGTCGAGAGTATCTAGACTCTTTGGCGTAATCTGTCTATTAGTAGTACACTTCTACTATATCATACCGATAGTAGGAGATGTAGAAATGGTAGACTTTGACAAGTTCGGCGACGCAGCAGAGACGTGGCTGGACGCCTTCATTAAGAAGCACCCGCGTACTGCAACGATTATCTTCGGTGTTATCGGTGTCGTTGTGGGGGTCTTATTACCTTGGTAAGTGAGCAGCAAATGCAATCTGCCCAGGGCATACTAGATATTTTAGAGCCTTACCTCCCTCCGCAAGATGTTCTCGGCCAGATGGTCATTGCGGCCATAGTTGCCTTTAGCGTTGTTCAGTGGATGAAAGCGCGGAGGCGGGCGCAAAGACACCCTCGTTTACACACATACCAGAAGGTGCAGGTCACAATAGCCGTGTCCTTCACCGTTTTACTCCCTGCCCTTGTCTACCTCAACGAGATAGCAATAGCAAAGGCGGTTATTTATGCGGTAGAGGGCGCTGGATTGTCCCCGTTGATCATCACTGCTGCACTTTGGTGCATTGGTAAGGTAACACCAGACCTTAGGTGTAAGCTCCGTCAAGAGCGTCGCCGTCCTAAGACGGAGGATACGGTGCTGACAGGAGGGGATCGTAGGTCTAGTAGCCACGACGATACAACGCAGACGGGTGGGTGGTGAAAGCGATTTGGGAATGGTTAAAGAGGGCGCAAGCGGGGATTGTTGCTGCCTTAGCCATCATTGCAAGTGTTTGGGCTGCAAACCGTATACGAGCCCAACAGAAAGCGGCCCAGCAACATCAAAATGTTGCTCATCAAATAGAACAAAACTCAGTAAAAGAGAGGGCTGCAATAGAGGAGGCAAAACGCCATCGTGAAAAAGCAGACACCCTTATTGAAAAGGCAGAGGCTACCAAAGCCAAAGCACGTAAAAAGGCAGAGGAACACCCAGAAGATACTACTGCCAGCGCTATTGCTAATCGCCTTAATCGCCTCTAGTTGTACCTCCCAAACGCCACGACCAGAGCAGATAACAACCTGGGAAGACTACGAAGTAGGGCCAGTACCAAACATCAGCGACCCACTCCACGCCGCACGCGGTAGGGTATCTACTACCGTTACCTCTAACAACTCTATTTGCATACGCTTTGATAGCATGGATTTTGGCTGTCACGAGAAAGCCGCCGTGCTGTCTTTCACCAAGTGGTTAGAGGCGTTGAGGACCAATAGTGAGGTGTCAAAAGAGTATGCTGCTGCGCTGCGACAAAAACAGTTAGAGATACAGGCTTTGGTTGACGCTGCGAGGTTAACAGAGCGGCGTGCGAATATGATGACAGACCAGCAATACCAGAAGGCGGAGGAACTGAAGCAGGAAGAGCAACGACATTTTTTGGAAAGAGCTTTCTTACAGCTCATTTTACTCGGTGCTTTTGCACTGTAATTAAATACAGGAAAATGTATGAAAAACCTTACAAAGGAACAAGCCATTGAGGTAGTGGATGCAGTTAATGGCGCTATACGAGATGGCTTCAACCCACACGGAAGACCAAGCGCTAGACAAGAAGCGGCCAATAGATTGGGCGTTAGTCTTAGCCAGGTTAGGGACAGACTTAATAGAGCACGAGAGATTTATGGACTCAAGCCAGACCCCACCCTTAAAGCAATCCACGAGGTTGAGGGTAAACAAAGGACAGTAGAGGAGGTTTACCGCGAAGATAAGGTATTGCTGCAAGAGGAGAACAGGCACCTCAAGCGAGAGCTTAAGAACAAAATACAGGAATTGGACGAGGCAGAGGACGCAAAATCAATAGTTTATGAATTACGTGACCACGATCCTAAGGTGCCTAAATGGGCTGTAGCGGCGCAGAGTAGTGGGAAGAAAGGCAAGGCAATGGAAATGCCAGTGTTGTTTACCAGCGACTTTCAATGGGGAGAGACTGTGTTCCCAGAGGACATTGACAACCTCAATGAGTTCAACGTGGAAATCGCCAAAAGGCGTTACCGCAACCTGATTAGCAAAACCATAGACATCTGCAAAAACCACCACGCAAACCCCAACTACCCCGGTATCGTCTACCTCCGGGGCGGTGACAGCATCTCCGGCGGCATACACCAAGAGCTACGGGAGACAGACGCTCTGACCCCTCAAGCCAGTGTTAAGGACTTGGCGGAGGTAGAGTGCTGGGGTATAGAGAAACTGCGAGAGGCGTTTGGAAAAGTGCATGTGTACAGTGTGCCGGGGAACCACGGTAGGACTACGGAGAAGCCTAGGGCTAAGAAGTATAGCGACCTGAATTACGATGATCTGCTGTCATGGATGATTGAAAAGTCATTCCGAGACAGGAAAATCAAAGATGTAACCTTTATGACACCGCCTAGCGGTGATTGCTACTTCCCTATCTATAACGTTAACTTCCTACTAACGCATGGCGACCGCATCGGCGCCCGTGGCGGCCAGGGATTTATCGGCCCAGCAGCCGTAGTCCTAAAGGGGGTATACAAAACTCGACAGCAATACCATCAGATCGGCAAACACATTGATGTAGTGCTGATGGGTCATTTCCACGAGCCCATGTGGTTTGCGCACGGCATGGTTAACGGCTCTTTGGTCGGGTTCAATGAGTATGCGCGTGGGTTGCGCATAGAGCCGCACCCTGCGTGCCAGTGGCTCTTCTTCGTTCACCCCAACCATGGGATTGTGGAGAAACGTCTTATTTACCTAGAGGAATGATGTTGTACTTTGTCTGACAAAGCTTGCAGAGCCTAGAGGGAGCGGGTGTGTAAGTCCTTACACACTCAACCCCGCTCACCGGCTGCGTAGACCGACATCCAAGACACCCCTGACTATACCGCATAGCGGCGATGAGGACGTGGAACACGCCCTCACCCCGCAACCGCACAAATACAAACCTACGACTTCCCTCTCTGCACTCTCCTGTACAGGACAACTCCCCCACACATTTGGGGCAGATCGGCACGGTCTACTCCTACGCCACCTCACACACCCCAGCGCTACAAGCCAGCTCTTGGCTGCCGATGGTGTAGTCCTCTCGTTCATACTCATTGAGGCGGTCCCAATCGACTGCCTTAGGCTGCTCTCTTACCAGCGCCTCATACTCTTCTGCTGTAATCGCCTCATAGGGCGCTTGGCGGTAGATGTGGTCGGTGTAGGGGAGGAAAGAAATGCCACTAACTTTATCAAACTTTTTATAGACCCAAGCTCCTACGTCCATCCATTCATCCTCCTTCACATACACCGTGCAGCTTGGCTTATGTTCGCACCAATTATCTTGCAACATCTCCCACATTTCCAACTGGGTAATGGCGTCCATGCTCTCCGCTACCACAGCGCCCTTCGGGGCGCGCATGGGGAAGGAGAAGACGGTGTTTTGCTCGTTGTTCACGCACTGCTCAGCGCTAAACCCCTGGTCTGTCATGAAGTTGGTGAGTGGGTCTTTCTTATCTCCCCTGACACGGCGGATGTAGTGTTGGGCAAACCGAGGGTGCATACCAGAGGCGCAATCCACCAACTGGCTTACTGTCCCGCTAGGCTTGACGCAAGTAACCGCAGTGGATTGATTGATGCCCAGCTTAGCGGCCCACTCTTTGTTTACCTCAATGGCGTGTTGACGGAGTGCAGTTAGTTGCTTTGGGTCTACCGTCTCATACCCCTTATCTAGCAGCCCAGTTAGCGACACTCCCAGTAGGCGCTCTTCTTCACAATTCTCTTGCCACCGGCTGTTGAGGTAGCGGAAGTTGGTCAACGTAGATTGTAGTGTGCCCAGTATCGTTGCTATTTCAACTTTCTCCATAAGCTCCTGGTGGCTGTCCTCCGGCCTAACAACCACCTCACTTAGGTTGCAGCATTGCATGTTGCGGAGGATGATCTCAGAGCATGGGTTGCAGCCCCATTCGTGATCTGGGTCACGCCGCCCGCTCCTCTCTGCAACAGCCCGTGCGGCTGGGCGGCTAAAAATACCCCGCTCTCCTGCCCGACTCTCGTACAGAGACGTCCACTCCTGCATAAACGCGCGCATGTCGGGCTTCTCCGTATAGGCCACTGAGTTGTTGGCTAGATCGCGCTGAGGGTTCGTTGTCCACCATTGCCCATGCTTTGCGCTCCTCATACGGTCATCACTAAGGTTGCTCAGGCTAATCAACGCAGCCCTTCGCACACCACCTACCACCACCACATCTCCAATCTTACAGATTAGATCATGAACCTCTAAACTGTTTAACCGCCTGCCTTTAGCGTTGCGGATGGTTTTTGTGATGAACTCGAACAGGTCCTCCAGCGGCTCAGGACCACTAGCGCGTCCCCCAAAGGTCTTCAGTATAGACCCAGCAGGACGTATATTGGAGGTGTCCCAGCGGGGTATCCGCCCCGAGTAAAGGAGTGTTACCAACTCTCTAAAAGCGTTGCACCACCCCAATTTACTATCATCAACCACTATGGTTGTATTGGACTTGAAGAAGTTCTCGCTCACGTCTGGTAAGCGGCTAATGTATTGCCGCTCTACGGAGAAGCCCACACCAGTACCACACAATAGCGCGTACATGATTTCATCGAACGCGCGTATATCATCCACCGCTCTGTAGCAGCAATTATATCCAGCCATATTATCGCGTTCTAACGCCGGCCCTGCGGTCATCAAGGCGCGCATGCTGGGCATGGCCATTTGGTGGATGAGATGTTGTCTAAGTGTAGGCGTCCATTCCCCCAATATCTTGTATGCGTGTGGGTAGTTTTGTGCTACGTGTTTCTGCATAAAGTCTATGTATCGGTCTACTGTCTCTTCCCATGACTCTCTACGACCTTTTTCATAATTCCATCGCGCGTACCGGCTCAAGTGAATATAGTTCTGATAATCTGTTGCTAACATTCCAAACCCTCTCTACCGTTAAGGCTATTTTTAATCGGGGGTAATGACTCTACAACAACAAAAATCGGATTCGCAGTCTTGACATTTGGGTCAGTAGAGTTTCACCTCTCCCTCGGTCACCATCCACACAACAGCGCCACACGACATTGGTTTATCCGGACTATAAACTATTGATAATGTTAAGTGACCGCAGTTAGGGCAATACACATCTGCTTGGTTTCCATAGATATTGCTCTTATATGTTTTAGCTGTAATAACAGGTTTATTTCCCCCTTTCTTGTTGTGCGCTATGTTGTGTTTGTTGATGTGTATGCGGGTCTTCATACAAACGGTCTCAGTTCGAGCCGTTCCATGTAGAATCCAAAATTTCGTTTTGACGCCTCTACGCCCCACGGTACGATGTGTACACCTAATGACTGGGCATAAGTTGTCCACACAGGTTTAGGGGAGAACAGGACGCTAGCCTCATCCACTACGATTCTCTTATCCACCTCCTTAACCTCCTCTGGCATCGGTTGCGGCAGGCTAAAGCGCTTAGCAATCGCGTCCAAGATGTTGTTTTCCATTGATTGGAACTGCGGCACAAATGCTTTCAGCGGACTGGGCATGTCCCCAATATAGGCCTCTGCCGCATCGTGCAATAAGCCCCAACGGACTACATCCAGATCGCTTGTTTGGCTATGCAGGTAGTCTGCAACTAGGCAGCAGTGCTGAGCGACAGAGTAGAAAGTTCTACACTGACCGTTGAAGCGGCATAGATGTGCCAAAGCATGCGCTATATCCAACCCACATATGTGGTCGATGCGTATGGGGTTGTAATAGAACCGGCCCGTATAGGTTTGGATGAAGGTTTGGTCTTGGCTGTTCACCTCTTTATAACCTCTCGGTTGAGGATGCGCCGCTTACGCTCTTTGACACAAAACTCGTGCGTCTGTGCGTAACCCGCAATGTCTACAAGGTTGTCCCTTTTACTGGTCGCTACCTCTCTGGACAGCTTCACCGCTATCATAAATAGCGCCACCTCCTCGGGCTGGAACACATACTGTCCCTTCGTCAACTCGGTCCACATGTTGGCAATGCGGGTGAAGTTATCAAACGCCGAGTCATAGTCACGCCGTCTTGGCCCACTCACCAGCTCCGCTGCTTCCTCGAGTATTGTTTTCTCTGATTCTTGATCCGTCATCTGTTTTCACCACCGTGAGAATGTTGTTAAAGCCGCCATGGTCCAGGCTGTGATGATCGATTAGCCAAACAGGTATAGCTTGTGAGGCAGCTATACTGGCTAGGGTATCAAGTAGTGCATCTATGCCCTCTGTGGACAGGTGTTGCGTGGGCTCGTCTAATATCAGCGGGGCATTGGCTAGCCCCGTTTGCCGGCGGATCATGTTAGCTACACCTAAGGCACCCGCAAGCCGCAGGCGTTGGAGCTCGCCGCCAGACCACGCCTCCCACGGCACAGGCTCCTTAGTGCTAGGCGACTGCACCTCTACGACAAACCCCCGCGATACGGTCCCAGATTTGGTCTCTCGTTCAACATCAAAATGCACCGTCCACCCCAGCAACCCCAGCTCAACCAGGTAATTGTTCACCTCCACCTCCAATGTAGCCAACGCACTCTCTAGCACCAGGAGGCGAATGTCTTTAAAGCCCTTAATCCAAAACTCATGGCACTCCCGCTGGTAGGTAATATCGTTATAGTCTGCCTCCAGCCTCTCATAGTCAGAGATCAACTGGTCGGCCTGCCCCTGCGCCTCATCTAGGGACTCTTGGTACGGGTTTTTATCCACCCGCTTCGACTCGATAAGCTTATCTATTCGCGACAGCTCTCTAATGCTCTCATCAAGCTTGGAGCGTTTGGTCATAAGTTGGCTCTTCTGTGCATCCCACTCCTGGCGCAAGCCAGAGGAGGTTTTTTCAGCTTCTGCCTTCTCTTTGTTTTTCTGCTCCCTGTCGCCAATTATTTTCTTGAGTTCCCGCTCCTTCTGTTTTATCTCATTGCCAATGTTGGCAACCTTTTTGTTGCGGCTAGATATGGTCCCGTGGAAGTGCCCCTCTCCTATCTCCTGCTCACAAACAGGGCAAACCCCCTCGTCTATCAATGCTTGCGCTTCTTCCACCTCTTTAACTAACTCATCTTTACGTCGCTGTAGTGACCTAATCTCAGCCCTCAACTCCCCCTCCTTTTGCCCATAGTCACTATGCGTATGGTTTATCTGCTCTATGGATTGGCGGGAGTTTTGGTATGCAATTTCCGCCTGCTTTTCAACCCCCTTAAGATGCTCTACTTGCTCTTTGAGGCTGTCCACCTCTTTTTCACGAGATACCCGGTTTGTCTCAAGTTCCTTTAAATCCTTCTTACGGCTTTTCTCATAGGCTTTAGCCTTGTCCTCAAGGTCCTCTATTTGGTCGGCTAACTGGTGCATTTTGCCCTTCGTATTGTCCATCATACTCCCCACTCGCCGCTCCTTCTCCCCTAGCCGCTTAGCAAAATCTGCCGCCGCTGCGCTACGCTGCAACCAGACATCAAGCGCTAGTATCTTCGAGAACACCGCCAGTTTTGGCGTGGGGGCTAGGTCGAAGAAGGTTGTGGAGAATTGACTAATGAAAACTGCGTGTAGAAAGGAATCACTACCGACGCCGATAACCCGATCAACATCCTCTTGGTCAACATCCCGCTCATCTAGCTGTAGCTTGTTTGGCCCCCAAGTCCTAAGCAGTGAGTGACGTTTGCCCCCAATCTCAAACTCCAGCAACACTCGGACGCTACCGCGTCCAGCGGTCCAAGTACGTATGTTCCCACCCTTAACATTCCTTGTTGTCTTGCCGTATAGGCACCAGAACAAGGCTTCAAATACCGTAGACTTACCCGCACCATTACCCCCCAGCTCGGGGGCACTCTCGTTGACTCCGTACATAAAATGTAAGCCTGGTCCATAAGGCGACAGGTTTAGGGTGTGTTTGCCAGAGAATGACCGGAAGTTCTCTATTGTTAGCTGTTGTAATATCATAGGTAACGTGCCCCTACTTGTTGTATCTCTTTCTCTACACCTTCGCGCTTACAATATTCTTCAAACGTCTTCTTGGGCGTTTGCACTTCCTCCCTCTTTTGTTTAGTAGTTATACGTTTGCGCGTCTTCTCTTCCACCTCCAAGCCGCAAAGCACAACTCCATTATCCTCACACCACGCTGCAATTTGGTCCCGCTTATCTGTCCAGGACACAAACTCGCTGCGATTCATGCGCACCCTAAGCTTCACCTGGTCGTTTGGTTTTAGTTTTTGTTTCTCTAGGTCTTCTACGTTGTTAATAGTCAGACTTAGCTTCTTGATTGTTTTGAAAAAGTATTGCTGCTGCTCCCCGTCATGGGTTATACGGATGATGCGGGGAATAAACTTGTCGCCAAAGTGCACGTGGTAGGGGCTGCCTACGTAGGTGATCGGGCCTATGCGTTGGGGGACGTGAATATCGCCGCTGAAGCATTTTGCCTCAGTCTCTGAGAATAGCTTCGGAGAGATCCCCTCGAGTTGAGTACCGTTAGAGGCTTTTGCGCCGTCAAAGGTTTGGTGGAGCATTACGTAGCGGGCACCGTTCACCATTCCCCACACCTCCTCGTTCCAAGCCGACACTGGGTCCCGCTCATGTGGTAGGTACATAATCTCATCTCCTGAGTCAAAGGTCGGCTTGCTATACATATACAAGTTATCGGCATACCAGTTGAAGAAGTTGAAGAATGGGTTATTGGGATCGGTGCAGTCATGGTTACCGCGCAACACAACCACACTTTCAAAATGCCGCGCTAACTCTTTCATATTGTGTGCTACCCGATTAACCAGGCTAGCGGGGTGTCGGTCTTTGGCATCTGTAAGGTCGCCAAGTATGAGGAGTTTATCCTCCCGTGGGAAAGTCGCCAATAAGTAGTCAAATAGTGCCCAACGATACTCATCTCGCGGGTTGGCCGTTAGATGCCAATCAGAGGTAATCACGTACATGTCACCAACTCCTAGGGCTATAATATCTTTAGCGGATCGGGCTGTAGCGCCAATAGCTTATTGGGATCAACGTGGGTAAGGAAGGTGTCGAACAGCATCATGTACATACCCTGGCGGTAAAAGTAGGCCCTTAACCAATCCTCACTCACAGCCAACGCCTCAACCCCAGCACCATCTAAACACAGCACCGCTGGCATGTTGTTTCGTTTCGCTACCAAAAGGGGCTTTTTACCCTGCCTCGTCGCATCCCCACGTGTCTGTACCCAGAAGTCTGGTAGGCCGGACTTCTTATCGTAAATCAAGTTACGGAACTGAAGCTCTTTGTACGCCTTGCATTCGACGCTGAAATGCTCCGTCAACACAAATCCAAGGGAGTGGACAGAGCTAATGTCCCCAGCGCCCGTAACCGCCACCTCCCCACTCTTTAACGCCAAAGTGGCGCGACCGCCCGACATGGCGCTCCGCCAAAACAGATCGCTATATTTGTTTTGACTTATCCACAGTGACAGCTTACGGCAAACAATCCGCTCAAAATTAGCCCCTTTCTGCTTGCTCTTTGCGCCCACGTTGTTTTTGCCTCGTTGGGAGGAACGTCGCCTCGACCTCCGACCACACCTCTTTGACGAGGTTACCAATTCGGTCCACCTCATCGAAGTATAGATCGTCTGGTAGTTCCTCGACATTCTTCAAATAGTCCTTCTTGGGTTGGTCGGTGAGTTTCGCGTACTTCCCCACAGCATCAAGCCACTCCACGTTGGCCCGTAAATCGTCCACTCCAAAGCCAAACATGATATCAAACTCACACTCCCTAAAAGGAAGTGCAATTTTATTCTTATCGCACTTAGCCTTAATGCGGACACCCACGGGCCGTTCCACTTTATTCTTAGTCTTCTTATGGGTTTTCACCTGCGCAAGGTACAGCACCTGCGAGGCGTAGAAGTCCATAGCGCGCCCGCCAGAGCGTGTAGTCTTGCGGCCAAACATGGCGTTGATATTGTCGCGTACTTGTGATATTACCATGAAGCAGAAATTGTGATTTGCTAGCCGCTTGTTGAGCTTCCTAAATAGCTCTGACATCTTCTTCGCTTTCTGCGCCCCATAACTGCCCTTGTCAATGTCCCTGTCCAGCTCTGCTTTATCAGACAGTGCGTCCAAGGAATCTACGATAAACAGCACGGGGTGATCGCTTTTGTTTTTATCGAGATCATCGAGGATCTTATCTAGAACATCAAACAGGTCTTCTACTGTAAAGAGATCATCTACAAAGTTAATCTCCCCCACAGGTATGCCTAAAGCAGCAGCGTAATCACGGTCAAACGCCGCCTCCGTCTCTCCGTAAAACACAACCCCCGACTCGTAGTCGGCCAAAAAGGTAGACACCGCCTCCATGGCCAAGAGGGTTTTACCAGTGGACTTATCGCCGACTACGTTTACCACCCTACCCAAAGCCCAGCCACCGCCTAGAACGCAGTCGAGCAGGCTGCTCCCACTGCGTATAAAGCTAGTCTTTGTGTTGCCGCCGACAAAGTACAGGCCGGCGGAGGTCGGGGGCGATGAGCCCCCTTTGTTCATCTTTGGCTTAGGCATTTAACTTAGCCCCTCCTACGGCTACGCAGCTTGTTAAGGGTGCTCTTAGCAGACCGGCGTGTAGGTTCTTCCTCTTCTTCCTCCTCACCTTCTTCCTCAGCCTCTGACTCTTCTTGGGCCTCGTCCTCTTCATCGTCCTCGTCCTCCTCCTCCTCTTCTTCTACCTGCTTTTTGGCGCTACCCCTTTTTGGACGGATACGCTTTGGCTTCTCTTCCTCTTCTTCCTCCTCACCTTCTTCCTCAGCCTCTGACTCTGTGGCCACAGAGCCCGCAAAGACTTTGTTGATGTAGTCATAGTCGTGCACCACCAGCAGGTCTGGCAGCGGATTCTCAACAACGTAATCCAACCAAGCCTCTACCACCTCCGGATCATCGTGCAGCGGGGACGACCTCCGCGCAATCTCAATGCCCACATACTTAGTCTTAAACCCAGTGCCCTCCCGGGCGAAGTCTACGTCATAACCGTCCTCTGGGTCATCAATGGGCAAGACCTCATTAGTCCCCTTACCCGTAGCCCTACGGGCAATCTCTTTGTCCACCGTTTGTGGCATCCCCCAAACAATAGGACCATCCTCCTCGTTTTCCCTATCAATTATCCAACACAACACCCGCTTAGTTGGGGCAAGTTCACGCGCATACTCTTCGTCGCCCCTCGCGTCTGCACGTTCACGTTCATCGCAAATCGGACAGTTACCACCACCGTGGTGCTTCGGGCAGATATAACTATTGTCATCTGCCCCAATCCCATAATGTACAAACGCATCGTAACCATAATGTTCTGCATCCTCCCAAGTCGGGGGGAGGATGCGAATGGTATATTCAACATCGCTCTTTACCTTAAAGAGCGACACTTGGTCGCTTAGGTAAGAGTCGTATGAGCCGGTTCTAGCCTCTGCCCGCTTCTTCAACTGCTCACGGGTGCGGGGCTTGTACTCGAAACGCTTCTTCTTACTGCTTCTTTTGTTCATTTAAGACTCCATGTAGTTTCATCAAAAATGTGTAGCGCGCCCTAAAATAGGCATCACTGACTGCTAGAGTTACAATGTAGGTCACGCCGTACAACAGACATACGCTAAGCAGCAGCAATACTACCGCTAAGACAGGATTCGTTGGACTGATAAAAGCTAGACTCATAGGGTTAGCTAGCCTTACTAAGCTTTTTCTTGCCCCTTCTAGACTGTCTATCTTTGTTTAAAGCCCCTCGTGTATTTTGCGCCTCCCTCTCCTCCGCTACGTGCGCTGGACCTGCTATAGCGGTTTGTTGTGAGTAGCTAGCGACGTATAGATCAACAAACTCCCGCAGCGCATAGGACCGCTGCTCAAAAGCAGCTTTTAGGTTTCCCCACTCATCTGCCCTCAATGACGCCTCTCTGTAAGCACGCAAGGCGTTAATATGATGATCATGACCATCAATGGCAGCAGTCACAATAGACTCAGTTACCTTGCTAAGCTCTTCTCGAACACTAAAGTTCAGGCCGGCGTCTACTTGTTTGAGCTCATCCTTACGTTGGTCACGTAGTGATATGGCTTTTGAGTATTCCTGGCAAATCTGGAAATACAGTTGAGGATGTTCTAACAACGCATTGTCAAGATCGTTGGGGTCAATAGCTAACCCCTCTTTCAATTCATCAAACAAACTACTCATCATTCCTCTCCTCTAAAAATAACCTCTGCTAACGCTAGTAGCAGTGGCGCCTGTTTATCTGTCGGGTTAAAGGGTTGGGAGAAAGCCTCGATAATGCGCAACGCCTCTACCGCATCTCGGTCTTTCTTTGCACCCGCCGCAACCTTTGAGAAGTATTGCGTAATGATTATACGCACACTTTCTGGTGCTGCATCTCCCATAAGCTGTACTAGTTGCATAGCTTTAGGCCATGTTCGCCCCTGTGGCTTGACTAAGAATCTACACAGGTCAATAACCTCTTTACTCCCCTCCGCACTTTTTAACAGCTTAGCTACCTCTGCCCGTGTTGTAGCCGAGCCCGCGCAGAGGGATAAGTCTACCAATGCCCGCCGCATGCTACCGTTGGCGTTCTTGGCAATAAGTTCAATTGCAGACTCTTCTAAGGGGAATGCCTCTGCATCCGCTACCATAGTTAAGTAGTCTGCAATCTCTGCTGTTAGGAGGGGTTGTAGATCGTATGTAACACAGCGTGTGCGGATGGTGTCAGGCACCTTGCCTGCATCTGTGGTACAAAACAGCCAATACACATGCTCTGGCGGCTCCTCCAATACCTTCAACATACTTGCCCAAGCAGCAGCAGATAGACGATGGCACTCGTCAACAACCACCGCCTTATTCCCCTGCCCAAAGCTTTTGTAGGGTAGGGTAGAGCAGACGTGTCTCATATCATCTACCCCAGTGTTAGTAGCTGCATCCACCTCAACCACCTCCACGCAACCCGTCATATTGGCTACTATCCGCGCAAGCGTAGTCTTGCCAACACCGCTAGGGCCGGTGAAGAGGAATGCATGGGTTAGACCTGCTTTTATTACAGAGCGTATAGAGTCGGCTACGTTAGAGTGGCCAACCAGCTCCTCCAAGCTCTGTGGTCGGTACGCAGTGTGCAGGTCATTCGTAGCCATTAAGCGTACTTCCCGTGCATGTGTGGCCGGTTCTGGTTAGCGTGGTATTTTTTGATTAATGCAGTGCCGAGCTTTATACCGCGCGCTCCGCAATAGTCACAGATTCGAATAACCGCATCAGCAAACTCCACTGCTAACACCGTCTCGCATGGCACATGCTTATCTACCGCGTTGGGGTCGTTGCGTAATGCATCGCAAGCTTCGCTAATCTCTTCGTGCATTAACGCAAGTTTTGATAGTGCTACGGTGATGTCTTTGGCGTCTTGCCCATCCCAAAAACCCTTACCCGCCGATGCCTCATTGCATAGCTTACACAAGTTGTTAAGCGCGTCTTCGATTATTTGTGACTGTAGATTATTCATTAGTAGCAAACCTTCCTATATCCTCTGTATCTGCCCAGTTATACCCACACGCTACCTCAATGCTTATTGGCACCACCCTCATAAAGCTATACGGCACATTAAGCATATATTCGACAATTATTTCTAGGTAATCATCAACATCCTCCTCTGGTACATCAAACATCAAATCATCGTGTATATTTATCATAGACTGCAATTCCCACAACTCTTCTTCCTGTGCCACTTCAGACAAGCGGTTCATAGCGTCAACAACAACATCTGAAGCGGTTCCCTGGACAGGGGTGTTAATGATGCGGTTGCCAGTTAGCGGAGCGTGCCGTCTGCGCCCTGTCTTACACTCCACATAACCCATTGACCAATATTGCTTTATCAGCCCCTCTTGCCACTTTTTGACACCTTTGAAAGTATCCCAAAACTCCTCCAATAGCCGTTCTACTATGCTTTTTGGTATACGCATCCTCCCCGCAATCGCTGGCGCTTCAGAACCGTAAAAGCCTGCCAACACAAAGTCACTCTTTGTCTCCTGGCGTAACCACTTCATGTCCCGTCCCTTAAGGATCTGTGGGTACGCCTTTGCAATACGCTCTGCCCAGTGTTGGTGTATGTCATAGTCCTGCCAGAGCAGGTCTATTAGCACCCGATCCCCTGACCACGCTGCTATAACCCTGGGTTCAATTTGGCCATAATCTGCCGTAATCAATACACATCCTGGCGACGCTACAATTTGCTGCCGCACCCACTTGTCTTTTCGTTTGGGGAAGTTTTGGACGTTTGGCTCATCACTGGACAAACGTCCAGTCGCCGTATACATCGTGTTCAGGTTAGTGTGGATGCGGCCATCAGGGTAAACATACCCACCTTTCGCTAACATCTTATCTACATAAGTGCTGCGTAGTTTCGAGTACCTTCGCCACTCAAGGATCTGCTCAGCCACAGGGTGGTCTAGCCCCCTCAGCACTTCCTCTCCTGTACCGCTGTTTTTGATTAACCCCAGCCTATCGCGTAACAACCCCACAACATGCTTATGCGTATTGGGGTTGAACTCCACGTCCTGCTCTTTCTCGTAGCTGACTACTGCGTCGTTCGCTCTTATATCTTCTTCTATAGCTGCCAGCTCATCGCGCAGCTTCTTATCTATGCGCTTGGTCTCTTCTAGGTCAACACACACCCCCCTCATCTGTGCCAGCACCATTGTGGGGATGCGCCGCAGGGCCTCCTTTTCGTAGAAGTCCCTAAGACCCTCTCTGTCTAACCTATCATCTTGCTCTTCGTACAAAGCGAAGGTGTATTTAACGTCCAAGGCATTGTATATCAATACATCTTCTAAACACTCTTGGTCTAGGTTAGCTCGGTCTAGGTTACTAACTGGCTTCAGGTTAAAGCCGAAATACTGCAAGCACAGCAAATCCAGACTTAGCACTCCCCGCCGCTCATCAATGCAATAGGCTTGCGCCTGGGTGTCATCCCAACGCTGCGCCCGCAGTATTTCACGACCATAAAAATAGGCAAGCCACTCCATCTCAAACGCCAAGTTGTGTGCAATCGCTGTGCCCTTTCTCGTAAGCAAGAACTTACGCATAGCCTTGTCTATGCGCGCGCATTCCTGCTCGCTAAACGGTGTCTCTCGGTGCCGAAGGGGGAAGACAAAAGCTTTGCTGTAAGTACCAATAGCTATTGTTAGAATCTTTGAGCCCTCTCTGTAGGGCCTCAGACCGTTCGTCTCTATATCAATAGCCACTGCGGGGTAGGCGGTTAACTGCTCTAAACACTCCTCAACCTGTTCAACGTCTGTTATCACGTCCCCAAAGTTACGGTAGTCTTTCTCGCCCTCTACATAAGGTATTTCGCCTTTTTCTAGCTCATCAAACGCCTTCTGTATGTCGTTCTTAAACACCATCCCCTCATGGGTTTGGTACACATCCCCTACTTTTTGTCTTGTTTTCGATTCTTGCTCACTTACCCGCCTCAACACATAAGCAGGGTGTAGCATCGGGTAGTACCAGCAGGTGTGATTACCAATGTCGACGGGTATACGCCGGCCGCGCCATGCGGATATACCCTCTACGCCACAGGCCCAATTGAGGGGGAAGTTGCCAAAACCAAAAATCGCTTTCGGTTTTGTATTTTCTATGTCCCGTACAATACTCGGCCGACAGCATTCAATCTCCTGCCACATCGGATTCCGATTGCCCGGAGGGCGGGTGCGAATTACGTTATTGTATCGCAACCTGTTCTTGTACTTTGATGGTAGTGCATCACGCAGCAGCTTACCGGCAGGCCCAACAAACTGCTCCCCCTTACTATCCTCCTGTGCCCCCGGCGCCTCTCCCAATACATACACCATAGGGTCCTCCGCTCCTGTAGGCGGCATCTTAGGCGTATTCACCTTGGCTGTGTCCAATGGACACGCCTTACACTCCATCTTGTGTAAGGTCTCTACATCTGGTCTACCATACCGCCGTTGTTGTCCCTTACGTTTCTCATTCGAGAAGAAAAGGCTCATAGCGCCATTGTCGCTATGTAGTAGTGGAAGTTATCGTTGTTGTGCATTACAACACAATTCTCCGCAAAACAGATGTGTGAGCACACTTGCGCGCTTCTGTTTAGGAGTTTAGGAGAGACCTTGACATTGGTCTCGTTATAATCACCATCCGTCGTTATTCTGTCCTCTACTTTACCTAAGTTATTCACACTCTTCAGGTAAAGCTCAGCCCCTGCTACTTTAATAATTGTACCCTGCGACAAACCGGTCTCGGCAGAGAGTAGCAACTGAGCACGGTTAAAGGCTGCCAGTATCTCCTCTGTCAAGGGTAACGACTCTAACGACTCCTGACCTCCCAATGCCCTTTCTATTGCAGCATTAAAATCCAAGGGCTTATCAGCACCCACATATTTACAGAACACATGGGCTTCGCCAAAGTCGGCAACCACCCCATCCCTTGTCAGGTAAAGTATTAACCCCTCCTTCTCGAACGCTCTAGCAATGCTCAATACAGCCTTGCAAAAGTCCTCTGGCAAATAGCAGATCTCCTCCAACTCTGAGGTTGTTTCCAAATCAAAATGACTAATCGTTACCCCATCTGTGCCATACAACTGTCCGCTAGCAACAAAATAATTCACACAATACCTCTCGGGCGAGAAGTTGCTAGGGTCAACAGAGATCAGACACAGCCCCAAGCCCTTTAACCAATTCTGTTCTAACTCAAGTTTTTTCTTGCCGCTCTTAGGACGCTTATACACCGCGTCCTCTAGCGGTAGGCAGGGTAGGGTGAACTTGCTGCTACCACAGGTAAATACATAATTCCCATCAGGGTCGTAGCTAAGCTCTACCTCATTCTCTGGGGTGCTTTTCAGCAGAGAGAGTAAGTGTCCCGGCAAGCACCCCTCCAGTTCCAGTGTGCAGTCTACTGAAATGGCAATCTGGTCGTTATACCCCGTGACCCTCTCCCCATCAAACACATAGTGTGTGAATACCGGTATATAGTCCTTCTTAGCCAACGCTGGCTGCACCAGTTCTAACGCCTTTACCAACTCAGACCTCTGCATCTTTAAACACCTCTCTTATGTTTTTCGTGTCGCCTTTCCAAAAAACCAGAACATTCTGGTGAGATTTTCCTACCTTACGAGACGTAGTGAAATACTTGCCAGCACGTAGGGGCAACGAGCCGGTCTTAGTAACCAATATCAGCTCATTATAATACGTATAACCCAAGCTAGTGAATACGTTAATGGTA